TAATCACTGTTTTGGAACAGTTTAATTAATTTTTGGAACCCAATTCTTCCAAAACATGAAATGGAAGATTCTGAATTGTTAAAAATAATCATTGAGTATTCCCACCAAATTGAGGATGATTCCCATTCTGAAATTAGTGAGTAAACACATGTATGCTTTGGTAAAATCTTTGGATTTACCAGATATGAAAATACGACGGATTTGGACTTACCAAGGATATGTCAAGCTATTTGAATATATTCACGGGTCGAGACCATTTGATCATGGGGGCTGGGGTCAACTCTGTCATCTGCTTGTGTGGGCCAATTAGAATTAGTTAAGTGGAGCCAAGTACAAGGGTTATGTGTGTAGCTGGAATTATTATAATCATGCTGCTAGTAATAATAACCTAGATATGCTAAAGTGGAATATGGCACGAGGAGCACCTATAAGTGAACTGGTGGCTGTGCAGTCCAGGGTAGCAAGTTATAGCAATTTTAAGTTATTGCGATGGATCTTCCTCAAAACAAGCTGCCGATCTAAATATGCCTGTCATTTTGCCACAATGAATGGTCTATTCTAAATGGATGTCCTAGCAATATATGAAAAAATAAAAAAGCGTTTGCAAAGTATTTGAAATACTACAAGTAAATTTTTACGATCGGGTTGATTGTTCCGCGAGCATAGCCACAAGTAGCCAGTGCATAGCATAGTGTTTTATCTTGACAGCTTCGCGAGGCTTGATAAACTTAAGGTCATGAGATAAATTACTCAGTGAGCCTGCCACTAGATTATACGGATTCACTGGACGAACTCCCGAAGGAGATTCATATCTAGCCCTATTTGGAAATCCGCGACGATCTTTACTTTGTGGAAATCTCGCCGGATCATGATAGAAGTTACATTTGCTAATATCATCTCCAGGACCATGAGCTCGACAATCTAAGTACTTACGCACACTCTGGCCGTAAAGCTCCCCGATCTTTCCGGACATCATGAGGCCGCAAATACGAACCCCGAACTCTTCAGTTCTGGTATTATAGTATAAGTAGGTGGGTGGAACTTTCCGCCAATTATCTACGGATATAACTTGAGGCAATGTGAATCCTGGGGCTATAGTAACCAAAGCAGCGGCTTTTGGCCTCTCATCAACCGTGTCGGTTGTGGATTCCTTTCCCTTTCCAGAGCCGACTATTTTAGCACTGGAAAGTGCCTTTCCGGATGATTCACCGGCTGTCAGTACTTCCCTCATTTTGGTCCGCTGATCCTCAGTTTTGGACTTGATGTCTTTAAATAGAGGAACAATAGATTTATGTAGTTTAGCAATATCAGATAGTAAACCTTCTAACTCTTTTACGAGATTCCTATTCTCGACATGAGCGTCAAAACTACTATCAAACTTGCCCGCAATTGCAGTAGCATGTTCCTGTAGTCTAATAACAGTATCCTTATCCATCCTTATAGATCTCTAAAAGCTATTACTTTTAGGGATTTCAATTTTCAAATATATAAAATTAAATAAGTTTATATTAAAACTTGCACAACTTTCATTAAAGTTGTGATAATTGAATTTCAAATGATAAGAAACATGGCTTATTACCACAAACAAAAATTATTGTTAGATTTCTTGGATAAGTATCGCTATTTACCTGCTCAGGGATCAGAAGAATGGTTAGCTCAACGTCTCGAATCCATTGGTGGTAGTGAGATGGGCACTGTCTGCGGAGTTAACAAGTATAGTAAAGTAAAGACTTTGATATCACAGCGTCTTGGACTGACCAAGCGCTTTTCTGGCAATGTTTGGACGAGAATGGGGAATCTCTATGAGAACATTACTGCGATGTATATGGAATATTGTTTAAAAGCTCGTATTCATGAGACTGGATCCATTCCGGGATTGCGAGATCCGCAGGGTAAGGTGATTCAGGCATTTTCACCCGACGGACTCACCGTAGCCAGTGCGTTTGAATTAGATAATATTATTCCACCTCAATTCAAGCACGGCCCTTTGGAAGAGTTTCTCATCGATGCCAAGGCTAATAACCCATGGCTTATTACTCTATTAGAGTTCAAGGCACCTGGGCGCAGGATTCCTGCTAATAATTGGACAGAGGCTACTCGTAGTTATGAATATCAAGTCTTGACTGGTCTTGACACTGTCAAAATTACTGAAATTGGCATATATGTGGATGCCATTATACGTCGCTGCTCTATTTACGACATTGGGGCAAATCCGCGATGTTATAAGGAACCCACCGAGCCTCCTAGAAATGATCTCAAAACACCCGCTGTTTGTGGGTTTATTGGTGTCTATGAGGTGGATGATGAATGGTTGCCGCCTGAAGAGGCCTCCGTTCACCCACATCAAAATGTTTTTGAACAATACTGGCTCCATAAACCCGCTCCAGAAAGTGCCAAGAAGTGGGCAGTTGATTTATTGGCGGCTTTGGAAAGTGTACCAGTGCCTGACAATAATAAAACTCCTATTGATTTTGGTTCATGTTCTCAGTACCAATTTGAGGATATGCTTCTTAAGACCATTAGTCCGCGACCTGATTGGAAGCTCTATTATTCGCAATTATATGATCCACATACTTTGATGGGAATTGATGGCGATCCAGAGCAGCACTTCCAAGAGGAGTTAAATGACTTTATGGATCGAGATGACAAAGTTATTGGGTATATTCCATATAAGCTCTATTATACTAAGATCATTCCGATTATGAAACAACCCGGCTTTGTGGAGGCTCAACGAGATCTTATTATGATGCCTATAGACGTAATTAGGCAACTCAAGCATCTCCCCCCTGAAGAGAAAAGAGCCAGATATGAAGAAATGTTCCCTCCCAGGCGCCGCCGCAAGAACAAAACCAGTGTGCCTGTAAAACTAATGGCTGATCTAGGTATATGAAAATTGATCTATCTAGTTTATAAACTAGTTGAAATATATGACTTCGTTAATCAATCTAGATAAGGAGATATGGCACTTGATTTTTGGATATCTTTATAATTGCGGCACTAGGCCAGTTTTATTAGAGACCTGTAAAAGGTTGCATAATTTAGTAAAAACATACCCAAAACATTACACAATAATAATAGATATAGCGGTTCGTCACGGTTATTTGAGCTTAGTGAAGTGGCTATTAAATAGGCGTATCCCCACAACTATGGTTACATATGCCCATGCTGCTGCGGGTGGGGATGTAGAACTTCTCAAACAACTAACACATGCAAAGCCTAAATTGGATTTGATTGTACAAGCAGCCGCAGCTGCCCATGAACAAGAAGAGGTGTGTAACTATTTGAGATTCAAAAAATGCGTATTTAGCACCTCCACATCATCATATGCGGCCCAAATGGGTGATATTAAATTATTGAATTGGTTGCGTAGCAATAAATATCCTTTTGGTTCTGGAGCCACAATTGTGGCTGCCAGGCATGGTAATGTGGAGTTACTTAAATGGTTGGCGAATAACGGGGGTTCATTCGGAGGTGATGCGATTCAGGCAGCTACGGTATGTGGTAATATAGAGATACTGGAGTTATTGTCAAAAAAGAATTGCCATATAAACCCTCAGGCTTGGATAGGTGCTGCCAGCAAAGGTCATACGAATGTTTTGGAATGGTTAAAATCTAAGGAAGTATCCCCACATTGGTTAACGTGTGCTTATGCAGCCGGAGGGGGTCATTTAGAAACTCTTAAATGGGCATACACTAATGGCTGTGTACTTACTAAAGAAGCCTATACATATGCTGCTGAGAATGGGCATTTAGAAATAGTAAAATGGCTTCACGAACAAGGATGTGATGTTCCAAAAAATTTGGCTAAAACTGCTAAGCAATATGGGCATGTTGAAATAGTTGAGTGGGCAGTTGCTAAAGGTTGTGTGTTTTATTAGAAAAAATTGAAACTCCTGTAAAAGATATGAAGAGTTACAAAAGCAGTATCAGCTAGAGTGGTTGCAAAAGCATCATGCATAAAATTGGTTGCCCTTTTTGCAAATTTTTTTGAGGAATTTGAATATATAACTATATAAAAGAAATGGAACACGCGGGGCAAGTTCCGTATAGTACATTTGAGGGAATAGAATTCTACACTGCTGGGGAAGAGGAAATCCGCAGATTGTCCTCTGTTAGTGTAGTAAATGATGACTCTTTCCGAAATAACTTACCACACCCTGGCGGGATATATGATGCCCACATGGGATCAACTGATCGTAGCTGGGACTGTGGTACTTGTTTAAACCATAATAAGTACTGCCCAGGTCACACAGGTCATATTGAATTACGATATCCTTTTCAAAGTCCTCTTTTTATGAAAGACATTATCAAGTATTTGAAGGTGATATGTTTCAAATGTGGTGAATTGATTATTAAGCCTAGGAAGCTGAAATTTCCTCGGGAAAAATGGCTTAGTGAGTATGCTAAATTAGCAAAGGGCAAAACTTGTTATAAATGCAAAGAGCCGCATGATCACCCTCATCGTAATAAAGGCGACTATGTATCTATTGTGCTGGATCACTTTGAAAAGAACAAGCTCACTGGTAAAATGGAACTTGTAACATCTAGATTAATGTATCCCCATGAGATAATGCCTATTTTCGATAGAGTCAAGAATTCCACAGTAGTGGAATTAGGAAAATCTCCTATATGTCACCCGCGGAACTTGATTTTACAAGTACTGCGTGTTCCTCCCAATAGCATCCGACCGGATGTCAAAAACATCGAAGGTAGTCGTAGTTCCTCTAATGATCTGACTGTTTTGATTCAATCCATTGTGCGAATTAATGAGTCATTGCCGCTTACAATTCCGGCCGATCCAGAAGACCAGTATTTGTTGGCCATACAGAACATGGGTCAACTCATATATGAGCTGATTAAGGGTTCTTCAGCCACTACTAATAAAAAAGGTATAGTTACGAACACTAAGCGTCAGCTTCAGTCGCTTTCAAAGCGATGGGTTCGTAAGCATGGTCGTATTAGATGGAATTTGCTTGGTCGTCGCGTTCGAAACATGATCCGATCAGTTATTACATGTGATCCCACTTTAGCTATTGATGAAGTTGGCATTCCACAATCACAGGCGATTAAGATTCAAGTTGCCGAAGTTGTCCGTGAATATAACATAGCTCGAATGAATATTTACTATATGAACGGTCGACGTCAATATCCGGGATGTGCTGAAATAATGAGGATCGATACACACGGTAAGCATAATGTAGAACGTTTGCATAAAATGGGCTACAAACTCCAAATCGGAGATATTGTATATCGCGACCTCATTGTAGGTGATGTTGTTGACTTTAATAGGCAACCCTCACTTACATCCAATTCAGTCCTGGCACACAAAGTAGTCATATACCCTTTCGGAGATACTATCCGAATGAATGTACTCGCTTGTGCGTTTTATAATGCTGATTAACTCCATCAGAGTCAGCAACAGGTGGCTGCGTATAAGGCTCATGCTTTGCCTTATATGGAAAACAGTGTAAATAGCATGTCTTGTATAAATTCGCTCAGGCGAAATTATCAGGAAATATAACCACCTAGTTCATTTTAAAACTTTATCCCTATGAAACTAAATGACAACCCCTATGCCTAAGTATGTCAAAGGAACGATTTACATAATAACAAGCAATATGTAG